CATTCTGATGATCAAACAAGCTGGACAACTCGATAGACGAATCACGCTTCAGACGTTTACGTCTTCAACTGATGCGTTTGGACAACTCAACAAGTCGTTCACAACACTTGCTTCAGTATGGGCAAAAGTCGTTGAGAAGTCTGGATCTGAAAATGAGCAGTCTGATCAACTCGTTGCAGTTAAAAAAGTGCATTTTTTCATTCGCTATCGATCAGACATCAATGAACAGATGCGTATCGTCTACAACAATAAGACGTACAAAATTGAAGCGATCATCAGCGATGAATCAAGAGATTCTTTTCAGCGAATAGAAACAAGACTCACAGACTGATCATGGGTACAACTGCTGAAAGAATGATGTCAAGAAGTTCTGTCAAAGGCAAGAACTTCATTGGCTTTGACGAAGATGTCTTGATGCGCGAATTTGAACGAGCATTTAAAGAACTCGACACTCTTGCGAATAGTGTGCAGACTAAAGACATCAGAAAAGTTCAGAGAGCGTCTCTGAAGCCTATGGTGGCGCGTTTCAAAGCGAACATCACTGATGAGTCAAGTTTCAAAGTGTACAGATACGGCGGTGTGTATGCAGAGATTCCTAAAGGGACTTTGAAGAATTCAATCGGTATCATCAATACTCCAGTCAGAAAACACCAGACGTTCTCTTCGCTCTCAGTAGGTGCGAGAGTGAAAGGCAGATATTCTGATCCAGAAAAGGGCGGTTGGTTTGCTCATTTTGTTGAATACGGATTCATCAATAAGTACGGGCAATACGTCAAAGGAGCCAACTTAGGCTTCGCTGAGAAAGCAAAAAAAGGAGGACTCTCACTCGTGAGAAACACATTCAAGACGCTCATGAGAGCGTTTCTTGACAAACAAGTAAAAGCGTCACTCAAATGATTGGTAAAGTCATCAAATACAAGTTTGACAATGATTCTGATCTGAACACTCTGTTCTCTGGTCGTGTCTATCCACTCGTTGGCGCTCAAACAGCACAGCATCCTTTCGCGATCTATGAGATCGTAGTCAACGACGCACAGCGTTCAAAAGACAGCGACTCACATCTCGATGAAATGAATGTCAGAGTCACAATTGTTTCAACATCTTATGCTGACACACAGAACGCCGTTTCGTATATTAGAAGCGCATTTGTTCGTATGAATGAAACGATTGAAAGCGTTAAAGTACAATCTTGCTCATTCGACGGTGAGCGCGATTTGTTTAGTGATGACGAAAGAACTTTCTCTTCTCAAGTAGATTTGATATTTCGCGTTTCACTTGATTAGTAATTGAATAATAAAATAAAAACAAAAGAAAATGGCTGCAACAAGCATCATGAATTCAACTGACGTTGTGATTCAAATCAGCGAAGATGGTGGAACAACATACGACATCATCGGCCGTGCAACATCGGCATCATTAAGCGTGAGCATGGAGACTCGCGACACAACCACGAAAGACTCTTCTGGATGGCAAGAAAATCTTGAAGGTCTAAAATCTTGGTCATTGAGCGGTGACGGACTTGTCACTTACTCAATCTCTGGAGATTACGACACACCAGACGATCTGTTCACATTGTTGTCAAACCGCACACTTGTCAAAGTGAAATTCGGTTCTTCAACATCTGGTGAAATCGACTACACTGGCGACGCTTATCTCGTAAGCTACGAACAAGAGGCTGGCGTTGAAGAGAATGTCACATACTCGTTCGGATTCACTGGAACTGGCGTACTGACTCAAGCGTCTGTCGCTTAATAATAAACAACAGAGAGCGTGATCGTATGATCACGCTCTTTTTAACAACTTCAACAAATGGTTCAGATAATAGAAACAAACGAAAGAAAACATCCAGTCAGATTTGGATTCAATGCATTGCGTGAATTCAGTCGCATGACTGGAACAACACTCGCTCAACTTGAAGATCTCGGCGTCGACATGACTCTTGATCAAGCAGTGACGTTGATGTATTGCGGATTCAAAGACGGCGCAAGAAAAGAAAAAGTGAATTTCAGATACGAAGTGTCTGATGTTGCTGACTGGATTGATGATGATGAAGCGTTGATTGAAAAAGTCTTCGCAGTATTTGAAGATCAGTTCAGCGCGAAGAGCGAAAAAAAGAAGTAGGCCGACGCGAGGTAAGCACAAAGAAGTCGACTTGGGATGATCTCGAGTCATTCGCGTTCGGTCAAATTGGTCTCACGCCAGTTGAATTTTATGACTTAACTCCGAGAGAGTGGATGAATTTAGTCAGTGGATTCAATGTGCGTGAGAATAGAAAAGAGCAAAGTGAATGGGAAAGAACACGTTGGCAAACAACGCTTCTCTTGAACATTCACACAAAGAAAACGATCAAAGCAAGAGACTTGATTGTCTTTCCTTGGGAGGCTAAAGAAAACAAGAAACGCAAGATCTGGACGAAAGGAGAGATCATCGCTGTGATAAATGAAAGAAACGAACGCGCAAAACTAAAACATGGCAAGTCTCTCGAGTCTTAATTTTCGCCTAACGGCAAACATCGCACCATTTAGAAAAGGTCTGAACAAGGCTGAACGCTCAATGGATCAGCTTGGTCGTAAGATGCAACAAACCGGCAAGAACTTGTCGATGAAGTTGACTGCGCCAATCGCCGCTCTTGGTGCTGTCTCTTTCAATGTCTTCAAAGGCTTTGAAGCAGAGATGTCAAAAGTCAAGGCAGTCTCTGGAGCGACAGCAGAAGAGTTCAAAGCGTTATCAGACAACGCAAAAGATCTCGGTGCTTCTACAATGTTCACTGCTCGTGAAGTAGCAAGTCTTCAAACAGAGTTTGCGAAACTCGGTTTCACTGCAACAGAAATCACTCAAGTCACTGAATCAACTCTTGCTCTTGCTCAAGCATCTGGTTCTGATCTTGCTCGAGCGGCTGAGGTCGCCGGTTCTACACTCAGAGCATTCGGTCTTGACGCATCACAAACTGGTCGCGTCACTGATGTCATGGCGTCATCGTTCAGTTCATCTGCATTGGATATGGAGCATTTCGCCAGTTCAATGTCGTTCGTTGCGCCGGTAGCGAAAAGCGCAGGAATGTCTATTGAAGAAACATCTGCAATGTTGGCTGTTCTTGCAAACGCTGGTATCAAAGGCTCGAAAGCTGGCACGGCTTTGCGTCGTATAATTTCAGAGATAGGCACAACTGGAAAACCAGTAGCTGAAGCATTGAAAGATTTGGCGACTCAAGGAATTGGACTCGCTGATGCGAAAGATGAAGTCGGTCGATCTGCACAATCAGCACTCTTGATCTTATCAGAAGGTGTTGATCAGATCAAACCGTTGACGACACAATTTGAAAACTCTGCGGGTGCGGCCAAAGAAATGGCTGACACTATGGGCGATAATGCTCTCGGTGCATCGAAGCGTCTTGAATCTGCAATGGAGGGCCTTGGCATTTCAATCGGCGAAGTTGTAGCAGAAGCCGTTGTGCCGATGATGGAAGGCATTGCAAAACTCGCGAGTAAACTGAACAAGATGTCACCAGCAGTGAAGAGAAATGTTGTTGTGATCGCCGCGCTTGTTGCGTCTGCTGGTCCTCTTCTATTCTTGACTGGTGGATTGTTGCGAAACTTTAGATTCTTACGACTTGCAATGATTCGTTCAAACGCAATCACAAAGATTGCGATCGCATTACAAAAGGCGTACAACTTCGTTTTGAAGATGAATCCTATTGGCATCGTCATCACCGCATTGACGGCGTTGGCTGGTGTTCTTTACTTAGTGAATAGACGCAAGAAAGAAGCGGTCAAGATTGAAAAAGGATTGACTGACTCTGCAAAAGAAGATATCGCAAACACTCAAATCAGACAAGCACAAGCGAACAATCTGATCAACACGATCAAGAGTCAGAACATCTCAAACGAACAACGTGGTCGTTTGATTCGTAAGTTGAACACGGAGTACAAGGACTTATTACCAAATCTTATTGACGAAAAGGATTCCGTTGAAGATATTGCGAAATCGCAAAAGGAAATGAACAAACAAATGGCGAAGAAAATCGCCATGATTGCCGCGCAAGATGAAATGGCGCAAGCCACAAAAGATGCCGTTGAAGCGCAAAAGCAATTCAACAAGACATTAAAAC